CCAAGAGCCAGAAGAAGTAGTGTTAAATGAAGAAGTAGTCCCAGAACAGGAGAATGAACCCATGTCAGAAGTAACCGTTCCAGCAGTTGAGGCAACAATCCCAACCGCACCAATTTTTGCACAGGCTAAAAAAGAATTCGTTTTGCCATCGGCTGGCGAATACATGGCCGCTTACCACATTGGTGGCGACACGTTTGCAAACATCAACAAGGCTGTTGCTGAATACACAGCATCAAAGAAAACCGCATTGCAAGCAGCTGCAGGTGACGTGCTCACGACTGACACCGCAGGTTTGCTCCCAGTTCCAGTTCTTGGGCCATTGGTTCAAGACCTCAACTTCATCCGTCCAGTAGTCGAAGCATTGGGCGCACGCGCTTATCCAGATGGCGGTTCACAGAAGACGTTCGTGAGACCTACCATTACGACACACACGTCGGTGGCCGCTCAAGCCAACGAACTTGGTGCAGCATCAGCAACCACAATGGTGATCGCATCCAACACCGTCAGCAAGACCACCCTTGCCGGTCAAGTAACCCTTTCAGTTCAGGACATCGACTTCACATCACCTGCAGCAATGCAATTGATCTTGAATGACCTCATGGGCGAATACATGATTGCATCGGACAACTTCGCTGCAGACGCATTGCTCACCGCAGCAAACTCGTCAGGCGTTTGGGACGGCACCGTTGCTGACTTGCTCAAATCGGTTTACGACTCGGCAGTTGACATCAGCAATGGTCGCAACTTCACACCGACCCACATGTTCGTAAGCCCAGACGTATGGGGACAACTTGGACAGCTCGCCGACACCACAGGCCGTCCAGTATTCCCATTCATCGGCGCAGGCCTCACCGGTCAGAACGCACTTGGCAACGCAACCGCAGGTTCATGGAACGGCAACCCACTCGGATTGCAATTGGTAGTTGACAGCAACTTCGCTGCCAAGACCATGATCATCACCCGTGTTGGCCAAGGCTCTGGCGACGCATTCGAATTCTACGAAGCAATCCGTGGCCTCATGAGCGTTGAAGTACCTGCAACCTTGGGTCGCACGATGTCGTTCCACGGTTATGTCAGCACGTTCGCTGCAATCGGCGGAATGATTCGCAAGATCACCCAGGCTTAGTCGAGAGCGGAGCATCCGCTCATGGCTACTTACACAGTTACTAACAAGTACCTGATTGACAACTTTGCCGTACTGCAACTCCTGACCCCATCGGAGATTGCAGTCGGCAGTTCAATCACGGTTGCATCTGTTGACGCAACATTCAACGGCACTTACACGGTGCGCGCATTGCCACAGTATTTGTTTCTTGGTATTGATACACAGGGCGACCTGCTGTACGACTACCAGATACCAATTGCTGATCAGGTGCTTTACGCCAAAACCGCAGACGATGTTGAGCGTGTCGCAGCGTCTGGGACGGTTTCCTATGCGCCAGTTTGCACGTGGGTAACTGCAGCACAGGTCATGTCGTATCTTGGCATCACCATTGCTGACCCGTCTGACGATTACACGTTGCTCACGCAATCGGTGTCGGCTGGCAACCAGTTTTGTTATCGCAGGCGTCAGGAATCGGGCTATATTGACTCCCTAACGACCTCACCAGGTGGAGATGCAACATTGGGCACTTTGATGTATTGCGCCGCTCTGTGGCGTTCTAGGGGCTCAATAGAGGCAACTTACGCCACGTTTGACGGCATGGGTTCAGCACCCCAGCAAAGCCTGACTCCGATCGTTAAGCAGCTCTTAGGTATTCCTCGTCCAGCGGTTGCTTAATGGCTTACACCGACCTGTTCAACGAAGCGATTGATGACATTACGGCGACGCTCACCGCTGTATCTGGTTTGCGTGTTGTAAACGACCCAACGAAACTTGTGCCTAATTGCGTTTACCTTGACGCGCCAAATTTCACCACCACGTTTGGCAACGGCAACATTGTTCGCCTTGAGTTTCCGATCAAAGTTATTGGCTCAGGCCCAGCAGGCCTGCCGGTGCTCCGATCAATCTTGAGCATCGTGGCAAGTGTGCTTGGCTCGTCAATCATCGTGATGGCTGGCCGTCCATCAAGCCTTGAAATTGGTGGCGCGTTGTACCCGTGCTACGACCTTGATTGCGCTATCCAAGCCCAAACCGCATAATCCACAATTAAGCAACATTAATCATCTACTATCAGATCAGAACTTAAGGAGCAATCATGGCAACTAGCACGTATCTTTCTAACCCAACCGTCAAAGTTGGCGCCGCTATCGGCTCAATCGTTGACATCACCGATCAGGTGAGCGCAGCCACGTTGACCGTGACCGCAGAAGCACTCGAAGACACCGCGTTCGGCTCCACGTCGCGCACGATGACCGCAGGATTGTTCAGCAACTCACTCACGCTCACGGTGTACGCATCGTATGCAGCGTCAGAGTCCTATGCGACCCTTGCCCCATTGCTGGGCACTAAGTGCACAATCAAAGTAAACCCAACATCGTCTGGCGACAGCGCGACTAACCCTGGCTTTATTTTGACCGACACCTACCTTGCCAGCATTCCAGTAATTAACGCATCGCTGGGCGAGTTGAGCACCTATGAAATTGAGTTTCAGGGTGGCGTGTACAGCGTAGATACAACCGCATAATCAACGGCTCCAAGCCGACATAGGAGACACATGAAAATCAAGTTGCAGTTAAAGCGCACCCCCGACAGCGCGCCCGAGTATTACTCAACAAACCTGTTCGTTATTACCGAATGGGAAAGACTTGAGCGTCGCAACATTCAACAGCTGTCAACATCACCGCTGTATTCGGATTATTGCTGTTGGATGCACACGATCTTGAAGATCAAAGGCGAACAAGTCGGTGACAACTGGCGTGATTGGATTAGCAAAAACCCCGACATCGACATCATGCCGGTACTGGACGAGACTGACCCAAACCCTACGGACGCGGCACCTACCGCCGCCAGCTAGCAGAAGTGTTAGTCGCGGTCGGTTGGTGGCCTAGCGACATTGTGTTTGACTCACGGGACTTGACAACGGTCATTAAAGTGCTTAACGAGGCAAACAAAAAACGGAGATAACGTGGCGGAAGTATCGGCAAAGATTGAGGTCGTCGGGCTTAAAGATGCCTTGAAGACCCTCAACAAGATTGACAAATCTTTGCGTCGCGAAATCACCAAGGACTACAAGAAAATTGTTCAGCCTGTTATTGACGATGCAAACAAGCTTGTCCCTACTGGCGTCCCGTTGTCTGGTATGGCGCGGAATTGGAGCACTCGATCAGGGTTCAAAATGTTGCCTTGGATACCTGGCATGAAACAGAAGATTGCTGCCAAGATCAACACGCGAAACATCAAGGAATATGGCGGAAACAAGAGCAATGTCGGCACGTTCCTTATCCAATGGCAGGGCGCTACCGGCACAATGTTTGACACGTCTATGGAAGGCCCACTAGGTCGCGCGTTGACTTCCCGTTATGGGAGTCGTTCGCGAGTAATGTGGAAAGCGTACGAGCAACGCCAAAACGATGTCATGTCCGAGATGGAGCAGTTGGTTAAGCGCGTCATGGATGAAGCGAACAGAGAGACTGCGTAATGGCAATAAACATACCAATAGTGACAGAATTCTCGGACGTTGGAATCAAACGCGCCATCAAGCAATTTAAGCAACTTGAGACCACAGGTGAGAAAGCCCAGTTTGCTATCAAGAAGGCGGCGATTCCTGCAGCTGCCGCGCTTGGCGGTTTGGCTGTAGCGCTCGGTGACGCGACTCGGGCAGCAATGGAAGACCAGCAGGAGCAGGCGGCGTTAGCGCTTACTTTGCAGAATGTGACTGGCGCTGGCGCTGCACAGACCGCACAGGTAGAAAAGCAAATTAGCGCAATGTCTCGAGCGTCTGGCATTGCTGACACCGAATACCGCAAATCACTTGAAGCATTAGTGCGCGGAACAAAAGACGTTGATCTTGCCATGAAAGACATGAACCTTGTCATGGACATCAGCACAGCCCTACAAATGGACAGTTCCACCGTGGCCGACAGTTTGGCAAAGGCTTATCAGGGAAATTTTAAGGCGCTCCGATCGTTATCCCCAGAGATGGCAACCATGATCAAAGAAGGCGCAAGCCTGAACGAAGTCATGGACGTGCTCGGTGGAACCTTTGGCGGTGCCACAGCAAAGAACGCTGAAACCGCTGCCGGCAAGATGGCAATTCTCAAAAACTCAATTGGCGAAACTAAAGAGTCAATCGGTGCAGCCTTGTTGCCTGTGCTTGAGGCCGTTCTGCCTGTGCTCAACAAGTTTGCTGCATGGGCACAAGACAACCCAAAAGCGTTTTTG